CACTAATATTCTTCAAGTAGGTATCACTAGTGGATCTTTCTTTGAGGGAGAACTAATAACTGGATCCATTTCAAATGCCACATATAGTTTTAGAAAAGTGGTAGTTAATAATGTTGATAAATATCAACAAAACGATGAAATTGAATATGAAGCTGATCTCATACTAGATTTCACAGAATCAAATCCATTTGGTACATACTAATGTTAGGAACATACTATTATCACGAGATTATAAAAAAAACTATTGTCGCTTTTGGAACACTATTTAACGATATCCATATTCAACATAAAAATTCAGAAAATAACGTTATTAGTGATATTAAAGTTCCTGTTTCATATGGACCAGTTCAAAAGTTTTTGGCAAGATTACAGCAGCAACCGGATTTGAACAAGCCAGTTCAAATTACTTTGCCAAGAATTTCATTTGAAATGACTTCTGTTCAGTATGATGCATCAAGAAAAACTGGGATCACACAAACCTTTAAGGCATTAGATGGCAATCAACTAAAAAAAGTTTTTTTGCCAGTTCCATACAATATTGGATTTGAATTAAATATTCTTTGTAAGTTAAATGATGATGCTCTTCAAATATTAGAGCAAATATTACCATTTTTTCAACCAGCATTTAATGTTACCATAAATCTAGTCGATTCTATTGGTGAGAAGAAAGATGTTCCGTTCGTTTTGAATTCAGTAAATTTTCAAGATGATTATGAAGGAGATTTTTCCACAAGAAGAGCATTAATATATACACTTTCATTTACGGCAAAAACACATCTGTTTGGACCAATAGCAGATACTACAGATGGTCTAATTCGCAAAGTACAGGTCGATACTTATTCAAATACGGAGTTACCTACTGCTAAGAGAGAAATGAGATATACTGTTGTTCCGGATCCAATAAATGCAGAACCGGATGATGATTTTGGATTTAGTGAGTCTATAGAAATTTTTAGCGATTCTAAAACTTATAGTCCAACTCAAGGAACCGATTATTGAAATAATTTATGAGTAACTTTAATAAACTAGATGAAGCTTTAAATATAGAGAGTTCAATTGTCAGTGTTGATGAAATTCAGACTGATATAGTTGAAGAATCTTCTATTGAAACTAATTCAACTTCTGAGATAGTTGATATTAAGAAGGACTATGAATATACAAGATCCAATCTGTATTCTCTTATAGAAAAAGGACAGGAAGCTATTAATGGCATATTAGAATTGGCGGGAGAAGGTTCTAGTCCAAGAGCATATGAAGTTGCTGGGCAACTAATAAAGAATGTAGGAGATGTAACCGATAAGCTTATGGATTTGCAGAAAAAAATAAAGGATATTGAGGATGAATCATCAATTAAAACCACAAATAATGTGACAAATAATGCACTATTTGTGGGATCAACAGCAGAATTATCAAAACTACTCAAACAAGGTTTTCTAAATAATAAAGAGTAATAATTTAAGCAACTGGTGCATAAAATAAAGTCCCATAAAAGTGTTGAACAAATAGCAAAAAAACATCGTCTTGAAGTTTCTTTTGTAGAGAAGCAACTTAAGATGGGAATTCCTATTGAACATGAACACACTAAAGATAAAGATCTTGCAACTGATATTGCACTTCAGCATTTAGATGAGATACCAGACTACTATACAAGACTTAAAAAAATGGAAACATCTGCTAAAAAGTCCCATGATAAAAAATATAAAGATGTGACCGAAGAAAAAGGTCTTTGGGCAAATATTCATGCTCGTAGAAAAAGGGGTCTTCCACCCAAAAAACCTGGAGAAAAGGGATATCCAAAAACTTTAGATATTGAAGAGGGATTAAAGCAAGCTCGTAAAAATGTAGGTGCCAGTAAGTGTTGGAGTAATAAAAAGGTAGGTAATCCCCCAACAAAAATCAAAGGTGGAAAAGAAGTTCCAAATTGTGTGCCGATTAAAGAAGATATTGGATCAATTAGATATTGTCCAAGATGCAAAAAAGATGAAACTAGTTCAGAATGCAAATATGGTTCAAAATATTGGGAGATGTTTTCAGTTCCGTCCAATTTAAAATTGGACGCTTATGATCCAAATTCTCCACATCCTGGGAACTTGCCAGAAGAAAAAGATCATGAACATTCTATGGCAAGATCAGAAATTTCTACAATAATTTCTGCTGCAAATAGATTAAAGAAAAAAATGAAAGGTGAGGGAAATATTGAGGCATGGGTGCAGTCAAAGATTACAAAGGCGGCAGATTATCTTGATAGTGCAGCAGATTATGTTGATAGTGGTGAGATGAATAAGGAGCAGGTTAGTTTTGAAATAGGTTCTGGGCACAGGCAGGCACAAAAGCAAGCAAAGATCAGAAATCTTGCAACTGGAACTACAAATAAAGGAGAAAAAGAAGCGGCGCTCAGAAAACTTTCCGGTCCTTCATTACCTCTTGCAGATTCTTATGAATATTCAAACTGGAGAGAAGATTTTGGTTTATCTGAAGATTGGCAAAAAGTAAATCGCAAAGATAAAACCGATGGTTTAAGTCAGTCAGCAGTAAATGCTTATCGTCGTGAGAATCCAGGTTCAAAACTTCAGACGGCAGTAACTGAAAAGAATCCAAAAGGTAAGAGAGCAGATCGACGTTCAAATTTTTGTAGTCGTATGTCTGGGATGAAGGACAAACTCACTTCTGCAGAAACTGCAAGAGATCCAGATTCAAAAATTAACAAAGCACTACGCCGTTGGAGGTGCAACTAATGAAATCTTTTAAGCAATTTCTATCAGAAAGTATCAATATTGCCGGAGATTTTAATGGCAATTTATATGTTGGTGGATCCGAAACTCAATCGGAACCAGTTGGGGAATCTTTTCTTGCAGATGTTGTATGGCAAGGAAGATTATATCGTATGGAAATTGATGGAAGTATGATGAATAAAAATGAACTTGCAGAGCATTTACAAAATGAATATCCTGGCGCTATAGTTCATAACATTTATCCAACAACACCAAGTTCTATAAAAATTAGAAATACACAAAGATATCAACCAGAAAGATTGGCATGGGGTGAGTAAGTTTTATGGCTCAGTGGAATAAAAATCAACAAGATTATTTGAATCAAGAAAGAACCCTCTTTGAAGTTTATATGAGGGCCAATAAGCATGGAGAAATTTATGAAGATCTTGGGCAAGGATTTTCCGGAGATGCTTTTGGTAGATTGAGATCATCAACTCCTTACACCCTAGGAGATTATAAACATCTTTATGCTATTGATCCAGACTTTATAGATGTAAATGTTGGAACTGGAGCAACTGTATATTTTAATGCCAATCAAGCGGCAGCAATTTTAAATTCTGGTATCAGCACCGATGGATACTGTATTCATCAGACAAAGAGATATCACCATTACATGCCTGGTAAATCTCAGGTAATTTATTCAACATTTAACTTTGGCACCGCACAACAAAATGTCTATAAGAGAACTGGATATTTTGATGATAGGGATGGGATTTTCTTTGAGCAAGCACCAGATGGAACTTTGAGTTTTGTAATTAGATCTTATGTGACCGGAATTGCTTCGGATAGAAGAGTTACTCAATCGGAATGGAATAAGGATACTTTAGATGGAAATGGTCCTTCTAAATTCACTTTAGATATTACCAAAACTCAATTATTCATGACTGACTTTGAATGGTTGGGTGTTGGTAGAGTTCGTTGTGGATTTAGTATAGATGGTTATAATATTGTTGCTCATGAGTTTTACAACTCAAATCATCTTCCAACAGTTTATATGTCTAATCCAAACCTTCCAGTAAGGTGTGAGATTAGAAATGTGGGAACACAGGTTGGTGCCGGTGGATCTTTTATTCAAATTTGTTCTACTGTAATGAGTGAGGGTGGATATACAGAGTCTGGTAGAGAATATTCACATACATCAAATCTCAGAACCGTTGGTATTGGCACTACCGTCCCTATTCTTGCCATTAAACTCAAGAACTCATTTAAGGGATATCCAAATAGAGCAACAGTAAAACTTGAAGATGTTTCAGTATTTTCAAATGGCGCGAATGTAAAATATGAAGTTGTAAAATTGAAAAGTTCTGCTGCACTTGCTGGATTGGGATCTTGGGTTTCTGAAAATGATGAGTCTGTAGTTGAATATAATCAATCTTTAACTGGAATTAGCACCTCATACTTTGAAGATTTTATGGGTGGTTTTGCTGTAGGAGAAAGTCAAAATTCACAAAAACCATCTGCAACAACTGCGGATACTCAGTCAGGTCCAACTTCAAAGAAGAATTATCTGTCCCAAAATTATGATTCTACAGATTCAGAAATTTTTTCAGTTCGGGTAACAAATATTGGCGATGCCAGCACTAATGTTGGAGTGTCTTTAAGATGGAGGGAGATTTATTGAGTTATGAGTGATAACATTTATCTTGGTAATCCTAATCTAAAAAAAGCAAATACACAAATACAATTTACTCAGGAACAAATTATTGAGTTTTTGAAGTGTAAAGAAGATCCTGTTTATTTTGCCCGAAATTATATCAAAATCGTCTCTCTTGATCATGGTCTCGTTCCTTTTGAAATGTATCCTTTCCAGGAAAAACTCATTCAAAATTTCCATGATAATAGATTTAATATCTGTAAGATGCCTCGTCAGACAGGTAAATCAACCACCTGTGTATCCTACCTGCTCCACTATGCCGTCTTTAATGATAATGTAAATATTGCTATCCTAGCAAACAAAGCATCAACCGCAAGGGATCTTCTGGGCAGATTGCAGTTAGCATATGAGAACTTACCTAAGTGGATGCAGCAGGGTATTATATCGTGGAATAAGGGATCATTAGAACTAGAGAACGGATCAAAAATTTCATCTAACTCTACATCATCATCTGCAGTTCGTGGTGGATCATATAATGTCATTTTCCTTGATGAATTTGCGTTTATTCCAAACCACATCGCTGATGACTTCTTTGCATCTGTTTATCCTACTATTTCTTCTGGACAAAGCACGAAGGTAATTATTGTATCTACACCTCGCGGTATGAATCATTTCTACCGCATGTGGCATGATGCTGAAAGAGGTAAGAATGAATATGTTCCGACTGATGTCCATTGGTCTGAAGTTCCAGGTAGAGATGAAAACTGGAAGGCTCAAACAATTTCCAATACTAGTGAACAACAATTCAAGGTTGAATTTGAATGTGAATTTTTAGGATCTGTTAATACCCTAAT